GGTCAGACAAATATCTCTTTTTGGAGTTGATTTTACATATAGAACAAATATGCATTTTGCAGAATCGGGCAGGGGGTGTGTTGAGTTTTGGATAGGTAAATGTATTAATAACGGAATAGATGTGGGAATTGCTCCTAGTTCTCCTTTATTAGATACTGATATTGGATTAAAAGAAAAACTTTATGGGTACCACAGATTAGAAAACCCTAAAGTTGTTTATCAAAATGGAGCAGGTTTAAAAGTTTGTAAGTGGAACGAAATAGCAGTAACTACTGCAAAACCTGTAGGAATAATAGGTCGAGATGATTTAGAACTATCTCCTCCTGAACCAGAGAAGTATTAATGCAAACAGACAAATTTGAATTATCTATAGGAGATTTAGGAGTTACAACAACCCATAATAGAGGTCATACTGTAGAAGAATTAGCTGAAATGGCTACAAATAAATTAATCTCTATAAGTGAAGATGCTGATCCTATGGTAAAGGCACAAGCACACGCATTTAGAGATAAATGTAAATGGATCATTCAATTCTATGTAAATGAAGGAATAAAAAACCACATTTGCACAGTATGTAATGAATTAGAAAAACAAGGTCATAAAGACCTAGCAAATATAATAAGGAGAATATAATGGCAATCACACAAGCAATGTGTACTTCTTTTAAGAGTGAATTACTTCAGGGAGTGCATAATTTTAAAGCTTCTGGGGGAAACTCTTTTAAACTGGCTCTATATACAAGTTCAGCGACAATGAGCGCGTCTACTACAGCTTATAGTACAAATCAAGAAGCATCAGGAACAAACTATAGTGCGGGTGGAGCGGCATTAACGAATGTTAATCCAACTACTTCAGGAACAACTGCGTACACTGATTTTTCTGATTTGACTTTTGGTACTTGTACAATTACAGCAAGAGGTTGCATGATTTACAATGACACAGCATCAGGAGATCCAGCAGTAGCTGTATTTGATTTTGGCGGAGATAAAACCTCTACTGCAGGATCATTTACAATCTCGTTCCCAACAGCTGATGCAAGCAATGCGGTTATAAGAATTGCTTAAAGGATTAGCCTGTGGCTAATATAACTGGTTGGGGTCGAAGCACATGGGGCTCAGGCACATGGGGCGAACCCGTAGTAGTCTCATTAACAGGCTTGGCAGGAACCAGTGCCTTAGGCTCTTTAACTGTAACTGCTAACGCTGATGTTGCAGAAACAGGAGTTGCAGCTACTGGTGCAGTAAACTCACTTACGGTTACAGGGGTCTGTAATCTTTCTATTACAGGACTTGCTGGAACCAGTGCTTTAGGCACAGAAAGTGTTAGTGCGGATGCAAATGTTGCAGAAACAGGTGTAGCGGCAACAAGTGCAATCGGTACCGTAATTGCGAACGGAGTTGCAATAACAAGTGTTAGTGGTATTGCTTCTACGATATCGCAGGGGGATGAAACAGTCACTGGTGATGCTAATCTTTCTGTTACAGGACTTGTAGGAACAACTGCGCTAGGAAGTCTAAGTTTAGTAACTAATAATGTAATATCAGTCACTCAAAACGCCATGGCCAGTGGTCTTGGTAGTTTAACAGTCACGGCAGTTGCAAATATATCTTTAACGGGGCTTCATGCCACAGGAGAGATTGAAAGTTTAAATGTTTGGGGATTAGTCGATACTTCTCAAACACCTAGCTATAGCGAAGTTTCTTCTTCTCAAACACCTAGCTATAGCGAAGTTTCTTCTTCTCAAACGCCAAATTGGAAGGAAGTTGCTTAATGTTTATAAAAAATATAGTATAATCAAATTGGAGACAGACTATGGCAACCTATGTAAATGATCTAAGACTTAAAGAAATTGCTACGGGAGATGAGTCAGGAACTTGGGGAACTTCCACGAACACCAACTTAGAGCTTATTGCAGAAGCTTTTGGTAGCGGTTCTGAAGCACTTTCTGATGCATCTACTGCAACCATAACTATGGCTGACGGAGCAAGTGATGCAGCTAGAGCGATGGCTCTTACTCTTACAGGTTCTTTATCACAAGCGTGTACTGTAACTTTAGCACCTAACACAGTAAGTAAATGTTGGGTTATTAAAAACTCAGCGGGGGACACAGTAACAATTTCACAAGGTACAGGATCAAATGTAGTTATACCTAATGGAAGTATTAAAATGATCGTTACTGATGGAGCAGGAGGTGGTGCAGCAGTAACAGACGTATTAGCTATGACTTCTGGTGCTGGTAATGTTGGTTTAGGTAACGCAGCACTAGGGACAGGAATAACTACAGGAACAGATAACGTAGCTATAGGAGATTCTGCAGGTGATGCCTTAACAACTGGTTCAGACAATACAATAATAGGTGATGGAGCAGGGGGAGCAATAACAACTGGTGATGATAACATAGCAATAGGGTCTGCTGCCCTGGATGCTGTGACAACGGCTTCAGACAATGTAGCCATTGGCTCCAATGCTTTAGGAGCAAACACATCAGGTGCTTCTAACACAGCCGTGGGAACTGGTGCTTTAGACGCTAATACTACTGGAAACTATAATGTTGGTATAGGTCAAAATGCTTTAGGAGCAAATACAACTGGAACACCAAATGTTTCTATTGGGTATAACTCTACATTAAATAATACAACAGGTGCCTCAAACGTAGCAGTTGGACCTTATGCTTTGCAAAATAACACAACTGCAAGCCATAATACTGCTATTGGTGATTCAGCATTGATTGCAAACACCACAGGTGCTTCTAACGTAGCTATCGGAAACTATACTTTAGATGCAAACACAACAGCAGATGGTAATACAGGAATTGGGTATCAAGCACTTAGCGCTAATACAACAGCGAGTAATAACACAGCCATTGGGTATCAAGCGATTGCTTCTAATACAACAGGAACAGAAAATGTAGCCGTAGGTAAAAGTGCTTTAACAGCTAATACAACAGCAGACGCTAACACAGCCATTGGGTTTAATACGTTAGCTGCCAATACAACAGGACACAGTAACGTAGCCATAGGTAAAGACGCTTTAGATTCAAACACCACCGCAAATCACAACATAGCTATAGGTGTTGACGCTTTACAGGCAAACACCACAGGAGCAACCAGTGTTGCTATTGGTGGACAAGCGCTAACAGCCAATACAACGGGAGGTAATAATGTCGCAGTTGGTTATCAAGCACTCGATGCGAATACCACAGCTAGTAGTAACACAGGAATTGGGTATCAAGCACTTAGCGCTAATACAACAGGTGCTAATAGTGTAGCGGTTGGTTATCAAGCTTTAGATGCAAATACAACAGCAAACGCTAACACAGCAGTTGGGTATCAAGCACTTAGCGCTAATACAACAGGCGCTAGTAATACTGCGGTTGGTTATCAAGCTTTAGATGCAAATACAACAGCAAACGCTAACACAGCAGTTGGGTATTCTTCATTATCCGCAAACACTACAGGTACTAGAAACACAGTTCTCGGTTATCATGCAGCATTAGCAGCAGATGCAAATGATAATACTGTTGTAGGTTATGCAGCAGGAGAGGCACTTACAACAGGTGCTTCAAATATAATTATTGGTAGTAAGTCGGGTCAAAGTTTAACTGTCGGTAACAACAACATAGTTATGGGTGTTGAAGCTTTAGATGCAGACACTAAAGGTGATAGGAATATTGCTATTGGTAGTCAAGCATTATCTGCACAAAATTTTACAACAAGCACAGATTCTTACAATGTAGCTATAGGACATAGTGCTATGACTAGCAACACTACAGGCGCTAATAATGTAGCAGTTGGTGGTTTAGCTTTAGACGCTAATACAACAGCTAGCAGTAACACAGCAGTCGGTCATAGTGCTTTAACAGCCAATACTACAGGAGACTCTAATACAGCAGTCGGTAATGAAGCAGGTAAGAGTGTAACTACAGGAGGAGGTAATACTGCACTAGGTAAAGAAGCTTTAGAAGATTCTACTACTGGTGATTACAACACTGCTGTAGGTATGCAGGCATTAAGAAAGAACACTACAGCTGACCATAACACTGCACTAGGATATGCAGCTTTAGACGCTAACACCACAGGAACCGCCAACATAGCTGTAGGTAATGATTCTTTAGGTGGCAATACTACAGGTGGTTATAATATTGCAATAGGTAGAGTAGCTCTTGCATCTAACACAACTGCCTCTAATAATTTAGCGATTGGATATAATACAATGACTGCTAATACTACAGGGGACTTAAATGTTGCTGTAGGTAACTATGCCTTAGATGCAAATACAGTAGGTGACAGAAATGTTGCAGTCGGTTATAACGCATTAACAGCTTACAATCCTGATAGTAATACAGATGCTTATAATGTGGCAGTTGGCTATAACGCAGCAGGAGCAACCACAACAGGAACAGCTAATACTGCTGTGGGTGGTTTAGCTATGAACGCTAATACTACAGGTGCGAGCAATACGACACTAGGTTATGGAACTCTAAAAACAAATACCACAGCATCAAATAATACTGCTATAGGTAGAGATGCTTTAGAATTAAACGAAACAGGTAGTAATAACGTAGCAGTAGGTAGAGATGCTTTAGCTGCCAACACAACAGGAGGCTCAAACATTGCTGTAGGCTACCAAGCCTTAGACGCTAACACAACAGGGACTTGGCATACAGCTATAGGTTATAATGCACTTGGTGCAATCACAACAGGAAACAACGGAACTGCTTTTGGATATAATGCTCTAGCAGCCACCACTGTTGGAGATAATACAGCAATAGGAACACAAGCCTTATTATCAAATACAACAGGATCAAACAATACTGCTTTAGGTCAAAGCTCTTTAGATGCTAATACCACTGGTAGTTACAACACAGGGTTAGGTGATAATGCTTTAGGAGCAAACACGACAGGATCAAATAATACTGCGGTAGGTAGGCATGCTTTAAAAGCAAACACGACAGCTTCAAACAATAACGCATTTGGGTATGGAGCTCTAGGAGATAATACAACAGGGACGCAAAATGTCGCAGTTGGGCATAATGCTTTAAATGGTAATACAACAGCTAATAATAATACAGCTGTAGGTATGCAAGCTTTAATGAGCAACACAACAGGGGCGCAAAATACTGCTTTAGGTGCTTTAGCATTAGACGCTGCTACAACAGCTAGTAATAATACAGCTGTTGGACATAATACGTTAACAGCAAATACAACTGGTTCAGACAATTCAGCAATGGGAGCTTTCGCATTAGAGGCTAATACAACAGGAGCTAATAATACAGGACTTGGCTATGCAGCATTAGCTGCAAACACAACTGGTGGATCTAGCGTTGCTGTTGGTAGAAACGCATTACTTAGTAACACAACAGGAGATCAAAATAACGCTTTCGGAGTAAATGCTTTAGACGCTAATACAACTGGTGAAGGTAATGACGCCTTTGGTTATGAAACTATGGGTGCTAATACCACAGGAAGTTACAACGTAGCTATGGGGTCATACTCTTTAGATGCTAACACAACAGGCTCATCTAATACTGCTGTTGGAAGAAGTGCTTTAGGTGGAAATACTACAGCCGATAACAATGTTGCGGTTGGTAGAAATGCTTTAAAAGTTAATACTACAGGTACAGTTAATGTTGCGGTTGGAACAAATGCTCTAGCTACAGCTACAACTGCCTCATCTAATACAGCCGTAGGTCATAATGCTTTAACAGCAAATACTTCAGGTAGTGGAAACGTGGCTGTAGGTAAAGATGCAGGTGAAGCAGTAACTACTGCTTCATATAGTACGGCTGTAGGGTATTTAGCGGGAACTAATATAACAACAGGCAGCGACAATACAGCCTTTGGTTCAGAAGCACTAAGAGACGTAACAACAGGAGCAGGAAATACAGCTGTAGGAAGTGAAGCGCTCGTAGTAGCAGCAGGAAGTAATAATGTAGCTGTAGGAATAGACACAGGTAAAAGTGTTAGTACAGGCGGAGAAAATACCCTGATCGGGTATCAGGCGGGTTATAACACTGTATCAATGACTACAGGAAATTATAATGTGTGCATAGGTTCTGCTGTTAGAGGTAGTGGAGCGACAGTAAGTAATGAAATAGCTATTGGATATAATTTTAGTGCGGGTGGAGCAAATACAGTACGTTTTGGACAAGCAACTAATTCAGCTACTTTAAGCATAGACGGATCTGATACTTCATGGGCAGCAGCTTCAGATGAACGATTAAAAGATAACATAAAAGATTCAACTGCAGGATTATCTTTTATAAACGAGTTAAGGCCTGTTACATATAAATGGAAAGCTAAGAAAGATGTTCCAGAAGATATGTCTCAATATGAAGCTGATTCAGAGGAGCCATGTAAAGGTTTTGGAAAAGTTAATCATGGTTTTGTAGCTCAAGAAGTAAAGGCTATAATAGACAAACATTCTGATGAAATCGCAGACGGTAATAATATTTGGAGCGAAGACCCAGATGGAACACAGCAAATAGCCTTTGGTAATTTAATGCCAATGATGGTTAAAGCAGTGCAAGAACTTTCGGCAAAAGTCGAAGAATTAGAAAGTAAACTTAATAAGGAGTAAAAAATGGCAGTAAGCAAAAAACTTGTAAAAACCGTTCCTTATGTCAAATCCAGTAAAGTGGAAAAATGGCATTTGGAAATGCAATACGAGAACGATAGCGATGGCGATGCTACTTACTATACTACTACCTTTGCTATAGACGTAGAGGCAGTTGACCCTGATTCAGGAGCAACTAACTTTACTAAAGCAGCAAAAGGTACATATAGTAATGCAGATTTAGTGAAGCTATGTCCTGTTTCTCATTGGGACACAGTATTTGCTAGTCAAGTGGATTCAGTTATTACTAATCCCGTTAGCGACCCAGTACCTGACGAAGCATTTAGCGTACCTAGTTAAAGATGGCTGAAGTTACAGTGCATAACATGCCTAGTGTGTATGTTATGGAGACCCAAATGCCTATGGACATGGTTAGTGATTTGAATGACTATCTTGATGAATACGTTAAGGATAAAAATAAAAAGTCATTAGCTGATACATTAGTGGGGCAAATAGCGCAAGGTGAACAATTACTTATGGACAATGATGATCCTAGAGTAAAAGAATATACAAACTTTATTTGTGGGTTAGGCGCAGATTATATTAATTTCTTTGCTCAAAATACGGGAGCTAAACTTAAAAGTCCTAAAGCTGTGGCGGTTGATGAAACTTGGTCAGTGCATAGTTATGAGGGTGATTACAACCCGATACATGATCACGGCACTAAAACCGTAATGGGTATATCTACGACTGGTTGGACAAAAGTTCCACAACAAATACTAGATCAACCTGTTGCGGGATCCCCTGAGTATTCTTTATATAACACATCTGGTGATTGCGATGGTTATATAGCATTTCAGTACGGTAGAAATGAGTTGATGAATCAAGAAAGACTAAGACCTCCGCAGTCTTTTGTTATTCAACCAGAAGTAGGAAAGTTGTTAGTTTTCCCTTCGTGGTTGCAACATATGGTATATCCATTTAAGGGAGAAGGCGAAAGAAGAACAGTCGCTTCCAATCTTAATTGTTGGGATATGACCGAACAAGAACTAACAACAAACGAGGAAGAATAATGGAAGCAATTTCAAATATTATTGGCTTAATAACTTTAATAGTAACAGTATCATCTATTGTTGCGGCTATTACGCCAACTCCTAAAGATGATGTGTGGATTGGTAAGTTGTATAAGCTTATTGATCTTTTTGCATTGAATATTGGTAAAGCTAAAAATAAAGCAGGCGATAAATAGATGTCTTCAGTTTCCACCAACGAAGTTAAAGCAGACCTATCTAAGCACGAAGCTGTGTGTGCTGAGCGTTGGTTAGAAATTCTACACAGAGTTCAGCGTTTAGAACGCTTTGTAATCGGAACCCTATTAGCGGTTATTGGTGGGATGGGGGGCATATTATCTCAAATGCTTTTGTAGGAGCGTAAAATGCCCTTACAAAAAATTTTATTTAGACCAGGAATTAATAGAGAGGGGACTGATTACTCTAATGAAGGGGGTTGGTTTAACTCTAATTTAATTCGATTCCGCAAAGGACTCCCTGAAAAAATTGGAGGGTGGGTTAAAAATACTACAAATACGTTTAAATCCACCTCAAGAGCTTTGCATGCTTGGGTTTCTTTAGCGGGAACTAAGTTTTTAGGAATAGGGACTACTTGGAAATACTATATAAAAGAGGGAGCAAATTTTTATGATATAACTCCTTTAAGGACAACAACATCTGCGGGAGACGTTACATTTTCTGCTACTAATGGAGATGCAACAATAACTGTTACAGATTCAAGTCACGGAGCAGTTCAAAATGATTTTGTTACTTTCAGCGGTGCTGCTACTTTAGGTGGAAATATCACAGCCAATGTTCTTAATCAAGAATATCAAATAGCAACTGTTGTTAATGTAAACAGCTACACTATCGAAGCAAAAGATACTTCTGGAGCTACTGTTACAGCAAACGCTAGCGACAGCGGTAACGGAGGTTCTTCAGTTGTAGGCGCTTATCAGATCAATGTGGGGTTAGATGTTTATGTTCCTTCTACAGGTTGGGGTATTGGAACATGGGGCGCAGGAGGTTTTGGTTCTGCGGGTACTTTGGGATTAACTAATCAATTAAGATTGTGGAGCCAAGATAATTTTGGAGAGGATTTAATAATAAATCCCAGAGCAGGAGGAATTTATTATTGGGAAACTAGCACTAAAACATTAGGAACAGATAGAGCAGTAGCTTTAAGTGATTTAAGTGGTGCGAATTTAGCCCCTACCGTAGCATTACAAACTTTAGTTAGTGATGTAGATAGACACGTAATTTGTCTTGGAGCAGATCCTATTTCAGGAACATCTAGGACAGGAAGTGTTGATCCTCTAAATATAGCTTGGTGCGACCAGGAAAATATAACGGAGTGGGAGCCAAAATCGACAAATACCGCAGGTTCTTTTAAACTGTCGGCAGGGTCTTCTATTATAGGTGCGACTAGGGCAAGACAAGAAACTTTAGTTTGGACAGATACTTCATTATATTCAATGACTTTTGTTGGACAGCCGTTTACGTTTAGTGTAAATTTAGTTAATGAAGGTGTGGGATTAGTTGGACCCAACGCCATGATTAATACTCCTAAAGGAGTTTTTTGGATGGACAAAAAAGGATTTTACTCCTATACAGGAGCTATACAACAACTTCCCTGCACAGTAGACTCTCATGTGTTTGATGATATTAACGACACACAAACACACCAAATTTTTGGTTTTGTTAATAAAGCCTTTAATGAAGTGGGTTGGTTTTATTGTTCTGATGGAGAAACGGTAATTGATAGATATGTTGTGTACAATTACGAAGAAAATGTTTGGACAATAGGGCAGCTTACAAGAACCTCATGGATAGATGAGGGAATTTTTAGTGTGCCTATGGGAACGTATTCAAGCTCTGACACGGGCTATCTATACGACCATGAAACAGGAGACGATGATGATGGATCTGCTATGACGAATGTGTTTATAGAGTCTAGTGATTTTGATTTAGGTGATGGTGAGGACTTTTCATTCATTAGTAAAATTATTCCCGATATAAAATTTACAGGAACCGCAAGTACAGGAAGTGATGGGCAGACTGCTGAAGTTGTCTTAAAACGAAGAAATTATCCTGGAGAAAGTTTAACTACTGCATTAACAGGTTCTTGCACTTCAGTAACTACTAAAATAGATACAAGAGTACGTGGACGACAAGCAGTATTACGCATACAATCTAACGATGATGATACCAATGTAACAGGTATGAGTTTCAGAGTAGGTGCGATGAGACTAGCTATTCAACCTGATGGAAGACGTTAATGGGTAAGTTATTAGAAACTAAGCTTCCTACTGCAATAGGAGAGATTTCACCAGAAACATTTAACCGTTTAGTAAGGGTTTTAGAGTTAAGTTTAAACACAGTAGATGTAAACGCTACTTTAAATGTTAATGAAACTCAACGAAACGAAAATAAATTTCAAACAGGAGATTTTATTTGGAATCTTTCTACTAGCCAATTACAGTTGTGGAATGGTAAACAATGGATTGATATATACACAGGAACCGAAAGAGGGGTTGAGGGGGTAAGTGCGCTAGGTACTCTAAGCGTATCTACAAACGGAGCGACAACAATAAGCCTATGATAAATATAGATAAATTAAGAGAAGAACTAACTTTTGACGAGGGATGTCTCTACGAGATTTACGAAGATCATTTAGGCTATGCTACTTTTGGAATTGGTCATTTAGTTTTAGATAGTGATGCCGAATTTGGAAAAGAAATAGGAACACCTGTTTCTGAAGAAAGAGTAATAGAGTGTTTCGAACAGGATATAGAAAATGTTTTTAACGATTTAGATAGAAATATTTCTTGGTGGAGAGATTTATCAGAAGACTTACAACGAGTTGTTGCTAATATGTGTTTTAATCTAGGCATCAACAGATTATTAAAATTTAAAAAGTTTTTAATTGCTTTAGAAAATAAGGACTGGGAAAAATCGGCTATTGAAATGATGGATTCAAAATGGGCGGAACAGGTTGGAGACAGGGCAGTTAGACTAAGAGACAGGGTCTTACAAGGAGATTAATGTGCCAGTACGAAAAGTTAAAGGCGGATATAAATGGGGTAAGTCAGGAAAGACTTACAAATCAAAAACAAAAGCTAAGAAGCAAGGACGAGCTATTTACGCTTCTGGGTATAAGAAAAAGAAAAAATAATGTATGAATATAGTTGCAAAGTTGAAAGAGTCGTTGATGGAGATACTATCGATGTTGTGCTTGATCTTGGGTTTGATATTCTTTATAAGTCTCGCGTTCGTTTATATGGTATTGATACTCCCGAGTCACGCACTCGTAACTTGGATGAGAAGGCTAGAGGAAAAATGGCAGGGGCTTTCTTAAAAGAAGCGATAGACAAAGGTAAAAAAGTAATAATACAAACTAAACTAAAAGACTCCAGAGGTAAGTTTGGACGAGTATTAGGAAACGTTATTGTTGATGAAGTAAATATTAATCAAAGCATGATAGAAAATTTCTTAGCTGTAGCGTATTTTGGACAATCTAAAGCTGAAGTGGAGGCGGAACATCTTGTTAATAGGGAAAAGCTTATAGAGCTTGGTAAATTTGACACAGAAACAATAGGAAAATAATGACTCAAATGGAAATTTTTATTGGTATTATATTTACTCTTTTTATGGGGGTATTTGCATTTTACTCCTGCGTCATATTAGAAGAACAAAAGACAGGTAAGAGAATTATTCTGCCTTGGGAGAAAAAATAATGGATGAAATAGAAATAGCATTAAATATCATGAACGGTATTGGACACACTTGCGGTTTTGGTGAAATACCTCTTTTAGAGGAAAAAATATGGAGGGTTATAAATGACTGATAAACAGATAATAGACACTGGTAAGAACGAGGTTGAAATGGACCTTGATAAATATACCGATCTTGTTCTTAAATTAGACGAAGCGCAGGATAAGATAAAAGAAATGCAGAAGTTGCAAAAAGAATTAAAAATAGCCACTAATGCCGCCCAACCCAAAGAAAAGTTTACGTTTGGTGCCTTGTTTAGAGATGAAAACGATATTAATGAAAAAGCAATAATAGGGTTTGTCTCCTTCTTTTTAATGACGGTTTTTGGAGTTTGTGATTTAATTACCGCCTTTATGGGGCAAGACTTACTTATCTCCGATACAATTTACACTTCTTTTGTTGTGGTTACTTTAGGAGCTTTTGGAATATCAGAAGCAGGGAAAGCGTTTAGTAAATGATAAAAATTTTTATAACGCAGTTTACAGTAGGAAACATAACACATTCAGGACCTGTGATTGAAGCAGAAAGCTTCGAACAGGCTGAAGAAGAAGCAGCGCTTTTTGGCGGGACCGTTGTAGGAATACTGGAATCCGTTATACTAGAAGACGGTGAAGAAGAATGGAAGAGAGTTTTGCATTAATAGCTGAGTTAGGTTTACCTGTTGCAGGGGGGCTAATTATGGCTTATTTCATTTTTCTTATCATGAAACAACTAATGAATGGATTAGTTGATGATATTAAAGAAGTAGAGGGTATTTCTAAAATGCTTATAACTAGAGCGTCTATAATGAATAATGATATTATCCGCATAGATACAAGTGTTTCTAGCGCACTAAACTTACCTCCTGATTTATCCAGGATAGCTAGAGCAGAAAATTTTGTAGAAGACGGGAAAATAGATGCTAGGAGAGATTAATGGATATAGTCCAATTAGTCTCGGAGTTTGGTTTTCCTGTGGTAATGGTAGTTGGACTTGGTTATTTCGTTTATTTTGTATGGCAAACCGTAACGAACAAAATAGACCCTGCAGTAGAGCAAATGAAAATCACTATTATACGGCTAACCGATCAATTAAGACTTTTAGATCAGGATATGATACGACTACAGGAGAAGGTAAATACTGTACTTGAGTTAAAGGAAGAAGAAAATGAGCAAGAACAAAAGAACAGAAAAGAATGAAGGAAGTCTAGGACTTTTTTTCTCGTCTATTGCTTTATGTACAATATTTTATTTAATGTTGTTCTTTTATGTAGGAATTCTACCTGCTGATGAAATAGTTCATGAATTTAAAAGCCCTTCTTTTAATGGGGTGGCAACGTCTTCACATTACTTAACTATTGACGAACAAGAAAAAACTAGGCGAGATGAAGAAGCTCAAAAAGTTGAAGACGCACTAAAAGAAGCAGAAAGAGAAGCAGAAAACACCACACTAGCTAAATTTTTAAGAAATTTAGAAAGTAGAATCTATAGTCAATTATCAAGAGATATTGCTGAGAGTTTATTTGATTCTGAAAAAGGAGGAACGGGGGGCAGTATAGAGTTAGAGGGAAGCACCATAACTTTTGTAAACGATGGAATTAATATTACGTTAACAGTAACAGACGCTGATGGCAATGTTACTACTATAATTATCCCAGTGGGGATATTTGGAATATGTTCAGAAGACTGTGGCATATAGTAGCTGTTCTCTTACTTCCTTTGTTTCAAGGTTGTGCAAGTTTTGCTCCTGATATAAACGATACAGGGTGCGCAAGTTTCATAGAGTGTATAGAAAAGGCAAAGATAGTAAGACCCACTCACGAAAAATTAGTTAATCTTCCATACCCTAATCAAAAAGCTGTTGTAGCTATCTATAATTTCCAAGACTTAACAGGTCAGCGTAAAAGTTCACAGAAGATGGCTTTATTTAGTACAGCAGTTACTCAAGGAGCAGATAATTATCTAATAGACGCATTAAGAAGCGCAGGAAACGGTAATTGGTTCGTGGTTGTAGAAAGAAAAGGCTTAGACGCATTAACAAGAGAAAGACAACTTATAAAACAAACAAGACAAACCTATAACGGAGAGAGTGGGAATACGTTAAAGCCCCTTCTTTTTGCAGGAATTCTTATAGAAGGTGGCATAGTGCAATATGATACCAATATAGAAACAGGGGGAAATGGAGCTAGATACTTAGGGATTGGGTCTAGTGGGCAATACCGTAGAGATGAGATAACTGTTTCTTTGCGTGCTATATTAGTACAAACAGGTGAAGTTATGGTAAACTGTACGGTAAGTAAAACTGTTTTGAGCGCAGGGATAAGTAGAGACGTGTTTCGTTTTATAGAAATGGGCACCGAACTTGTTGAACTTGAGACTGGGTATACTGAAA